TATAATGGCTTTACCAAAAATTGATGTGCCAATTTATGAAATAGACTTACCACTATCAAAGAAACACATTCGCTTTAGACCATTTCTAGTCAAAGAGCAACGTAATCTTATGATGGCCATGGAAGCAAATGATACTGAAACGATTGAAAAGAACATCAAACAGGTTCTACACAATTGTACATTGACGGAGAACATCGACATTGAGTCTTTACCTATCATTGATGTAGAGTTCTATTTCTTGAACCTACGTGCAAGGTCTGTAGGCGAGATTGTAGAAAGTAAGTATCGTTGCGAGAATGAAGTCAATGGTGCAAAGTGTGGTAACTTAATGGATTCTAGTGTGAACTTATTGGATATTAAGGTCGATATGTCCAATAGTCCTGATAGTAACATCCAACTCACCGACAAGATTAGTATTGGTATGAAGTATCCAGAATTCTCTATATTAGAGCGTTCAAATAAATTTGATAATGCAACTGATATGGCTTTTGATATGATTGTTGAAAGTGTTGATTACATCTTTGATGGTGAACAATATTATTATGCAAAAGAAACAAGTCCAGATGAGTTGGTTGAGTTTATTGAAACATTGAACCAAGAACAATTTGCAAAGATTGAAGAGTTCTTTAATAACCTACCAAAGTTAGATAAGAAACTAGAATTGACCTGTAAGAAGTGCAATTTCCATCACACCATTGAAGTGGAGGGCCTCGAAAGTTTTTTCGGCTAGTGATGCGGCATGATAACTTGAGGAACTATTATACAACTAATTTTTCCCTCATGCAGCATCACAAATACAGTTTAATTGAACTTGAAAATATGATACCTTGGGAAAGGGACATATACGTTGCTATGCTTATACAATACATCGAACAAGAAAACGAAAAGATTAAGCAGAAGCAACATAGATGACAGAAGAAAACGAAGAATTTGAAGAAACCAAAAGTCGTGCTGGTGCATACAATAGAGCATCCAGAATACGAAATCGTGGTCTATTAGGTAATGTTATTGATAATTTAGTCAAAGGTCAAGGCCTTGGTAGTTCCATTGGTCGTAGTGTTTCTGATACATTAGAAGCTAAAGCAGTAAGAATACAAGAAAAATTTGACCCAATCAATATAGCAAAAACATTTACTGGTAACATTGGTGGTGCTCTTGCAGGTTTGGCCATGGGTAGAAGCAGAAGAGATATATCTCACTTTACTGGTTTTGGTCATCAGATAAAAGTTCCAAGAAAAATTGGTACTGACCGAACAGTTGGTTCTGTTCAAACATCTTTCTTTTCTACTGTTGCAAGGGGTAGTAGACTCAGAAAAGGTGAAGGCGTAGCCGATGTGGCTACAAAAATGTTTTTGTTTATGAAAAAAACACATGATGATAAACTCAAACACTATGAAATTGAATACGATTTTGAAGAAGAAAAAGAAGTTAAAGTAAAGCGTAGAAGAGAAGAGGTGTTGAAAGCCTTAGCAGACAGACAAAAAGAAATACCTGAGCAGATAAAAGAGGCAGTCAAAAAAGAAGCACCTAAGGAACCACCTGCTCCACCAAAAGCACCAACAAAACCGGGTGCTAAACCAACACCAGCAGCTCCTAAACCTGTAGCTCCTAAACCTGTAGCTCCTAAACCTGTAGCTCCTAAACCTGTAGCTCCTAAACCAACACCAACAGCAAAACCAGTAGAACCTGCACCACCAGTTCAAGTTGCTAAGCCAACTGTTAGTGTTTCAAAACCTTCTGTACCAAGTGTTTCCACAGTATCTAAAATAGCGGCAGGTACCGTTGCTGTGACCGCAGCGTTAACAGGCAAAGAAGCTTTAGCAGAAAATATTTCAAAATATGAAAGTAAAGGTGCAGGTGGTTATAATGCTTATAATAAAGGAACTATTGGCAACAAAATGATTGGTGCTGATAAACCAATTGATTTTAGTAAAATGACTATATCTGACTTTTTTCATAGAGCAGCTAAAACAAAACAATTTCCTGAAGGTAATCCTAACTTAAAACCTGGTGATCCTGATACATTATTTGCTGTTGGTAAATATCAAATTATTCCTTCAACAATGTTGAGTTTGGTAAAAAAATTAAAATTAGATCCAGAGAAAACACGTTTGGATCCAGAAACACAAGATGCATTGTTCGCTAATGGATTAGTTGGTATAGTGCGTAAAAAAGTTGATGATTATATCAAAGGCTTAAGTAATGATAAAAATGCTGCTATCTTAGAATTAGCTAAAGAGTTTGCTTCGGTGGGTATACCTTATGATATGAAGGTTGGTAAAAAAGAATTGAAAAAAGGAGATTCTTATTATTCTGGCCAAGGTGGAAATAAAGCACTCAATTCACCAGAAGAAGTCGGTGCAGCTTTAGATGCTGATAGAATGAAAAAATTAGGAACAACAAAACCTGCTTTAGCTGAAAATGTATCAAAATATGAAACTGGAGAAAAAGTAGCTGCAGTTTCAGTAACAAATAAAGATTTGAAAACAACACAAGGTACCAAAACCATTATAGATAACACAACAACAGTTGCATCAGCAGGAACAGTAAACAAACAGTATATGCAAACTCCCGCTAAAGATATACCACCAACATATGCAAGACAATCATGAAAACTATAACTAAAAAACTAGGTGATGAAATATTTGTATGGGATCCAAATGCCTTTGACGGTAAAGGTTATTGGTTTGTTCTTGGTACAAAAGGTGGTTACGGCAGATTAGCCAGTAAGAAAGAAAGAACCAAACTAGGTGTACCATCAACAACACCACCAGATGACCAATCAAAGGCAAAAGTTACGCCTATTGATCCAACATCATTAAAGAAATCTGTGGAACCTTTAATTAAAGACACCATGTCTGAAGAAACAAAGGCAAATGCTACAGGTATGAAAGATACATTTAAACCATCAAATGTAACCAACAACCAAGTTACTAATGCATTATACACAAAAGTTTCTGATGGCCAAAGACCAAGATTAACAAAAGGTGATAGTGTTTCTAATGTTTTGGGTAAGATTTATAACTTAATGAAGCAGTATCATGAAGAAGATGTTAAACGTCTGGTACAAGAACAAAGAGATAGAGTTAGAAAAGAAGATGATGAGAAAATATATCACGACAAGTTGATACAGGCCATAACAGGTAAAAAGAAAAAAGGTGGAAGCAAAGTTGCACCAATGGCTACAAAAGATGAAAAAACACCTGATATATTTGATTCAATCAAAGATACATTGAAAAATATGGTGTTGAATACATTAGAAGATTATGGTATTTTTAAACTTTTAGGCAAAAGTGCAGCACCTATCGCAGCCGAAGCTGCAGGTCTTGGAGCTGCCGAGGCCGCCGCAGGTGCAGGTGCTGCCAAAGCTGCAGCTGCACCAGCCGCAGCCGAAGCTGCAGCCGTTGGTGAAGGCATAACTGCTACTGAAGTTGCTGGTAGTGTTGCAGTTGCAGGTTTAGGTGCAGCTGCTGGAGTAGCACTTGCATTAGTATCACCTTGGGTTGCATCTGCAAAAGAAAGAAGAAAGATTGAGAAGAACCCTAATGCCCCAGAGTACAAGGACAATCCATATGCAATGAAGGTTCGTGGTGAAGTAAAGACTGAAGAAGAAGGTGCAGCCAAGAATATCAAAAAAGGAATGAAACAATACAAAAGGCCGGAGATTGAACAAGCCGTTGCGGATAAAAATAATGATGATGAAACATTAAAAGCTGCATATGGTGAAAATCGTGCGGGACTAAAAACATGGTTGAAAGAACATCCAGCTCCATTTTCAATGTATCAAGCACCAAGTGATGTGAAGCCAACTGCATTACAAAAAGTTGGTTCTGAAACATCTACAGCAGCTGCAGGTCGTGGTTCAGCAAAATCAGCAGCAATCGATCCACGTAGAGTTGATATGCCTAAACAGGCCGCTGGTGCTACAACAGGAGGTGGTGCATCTGTTGGTGGTATGCATGGTGTTTCGCCTGAACCGAAAACTTCTATACCAATGGAAACACCTAGTGCGACTCCAACTCCACCTGTAGCCAATCCACTAGGCCAACAAGCAGTAGCATCTACACAACAAAATAACCAATTAAAGATAGACCAAAACACCACATCAAAAACTACGGTGATTAATAACTCAAAGAATGTTAGAGCAGGTGGTGGTTCTACTTCAGAAACTATAACAACCGATTCTGTGCCTGTACGTAATGATGAAGACACATGGTTGAAACTGCAAAAGTTTAATTTCCGGCCAGTATAAAAAACCCCGCACTAGGCGGGGGAAAACACTTCGGGAAAAGTGAAAATGTTTTATTCTTCAGCTAACTTTGCAAAGTAAGCCAAATCATCGTCTTCTTCAGTAACAAGTTCTGGTTCAGGTTCTGATTTACGTGGCATAGCCTTCAATGTCTCTACTGTGGTTTTAGGCACAGGTACATCACCATTAAGTCCTAGAACTTTCTCTAGGCGTGATTTCAAATCATCATATGACTTGAACTCTTTATCGGCAGTTAGGTCTTTCAAACCAAACTCAGATTTCCAGATTTCTTCCAACTTAGCATCATCATTAAGCAATGGTGCAGGTGTTGCAAATTCGGACTTATCATAGTTCTGATAACCAGCAACTTTAGTAATCTTCAACTTGAAGTTAGCACCAGTCCACAAATCAAATGGATTGAATGCAGCCTCATCTTCAAATGTAGGATTCATTACGCCTGTAATCTTTTCAAAAATCTTGGCACCGAACTTGAACAATTTAACTTGCCCTTCATTCTCTGGATGCTTAGGATCAGATACGATATAAACATTGGCGATATAACTCAACTTACGTTTTTGTTTACGCACAACATCTTTGTTGGCTTCGATACCAGAGTTCCACAATTTGTTGTTGTGTTCACATACTGGACATTGCTGACTCTTAGTAGTCAAACACTTATCGATTAACCAACCACCAGGACCTTGAAAGCCGTGTTCAAAGATTTTAACCCATGGCAATGAGTCATCACCATCGGCTGCTGATGTAGGCAGAAAACGGATAGTAGCCATGCCGTTACCAGCTTTGTCTACTTCTGGTCGCCAAAAATTGTTGGATTTATCTGAGCCTTCTGACGAGTTGAGTTGCTCAACTTTGGCTTTTAGTTTGTCGAGATTCTTGTTTGAGTCTCTCTTTAGATTTGCGAAATCTACCATGATTTGTTTCCTTTATAAACGGAGTATTACGGATTATTGACGGATTGTCCACATTGTACATAATATAAACATATTTATACACTCAGGAGTGTACTTAAAATGCTGATGGTTGTTAAGGCATCTTTGTGAAGAATACCAGTACCACCAGCCTTATTCCACGCATCGATAACACCTTCAGTATCATCAATGAGTATAGAATTCTCATCTGCATATTGTGCCTTCAATGAAGCGCCAGGCACAAAGATTGCAGGATATGTGATGCCATTCTTATCAAGCCACAATTGTTTCTGGCGTGATATGGTGACATTGCTTGAAGGCCTTGCTGTAGATGATAGTATCTCAATAGGCACTTCAATTGTTTTTAAATAGTTAAGTAGTTCATCTGCATCAGGCATTTTGTCCAATTCTGCAAATGCGCCTGCATTATAGAATTTATGAAACAGGTCACCAAATCTATGGCGACTTTCGGCTGATGCCGGTGATACATTGAACATCTCTTTAAACTTCTTTTCGAAATCACAAATGACTCCATCCATGTCCAAATAGACTTTTGTAAACTTATGCATGTTCTATTA